GTTAAAGTTGCAGCCCAATATAAGTACTCGTTATAAGTCCAACAATTTTTAACGAATTCAAAATTTTCGACGTGATCAAAAGCTTTTACTAGTTTTTTTAAATCTTTTACTTTCATATCGTATAACTCACTTCTTGATTATCTTTTATCCATTTATCGATATTGTATTGACCGTTATACATAGCAAAAGTATAAAAGTTAAGCCTATGGTTTTTTTCGTTATAACTATGACCTTTATAGGCAGTTATAGTAACGGTTTTTTCGCCTATGCTTTTTATTTCGCCTAAGTATTTAAAGTTATACATATCGTAAACGGCTAGCATACCTACCTTAATAAGCCCGCTAAAAAAGTAATAAGGGTCAAAACTATTGTTATACATTTTAGTAACTACCCCTATAGCGTCTTTAGTAGGCTTATGTATAAAGTAGTCGGTATATTTAAAATCGCCGTATTGCTTTTTATAATCTAACGTAATTTGATTAGCGTAAATAGGAGTAGTACTAACTACTACTTGACCGTCGCCATTAAGGTAACGGTATTCTTTTATTACCGTAGGTTTACGCTCTAGCTCTACCTTATACATTATGTACCACCCCGCAATAAACATATTCTTTTCTACATTCGTCGCAATCAAAACTAAATACATCTTTACGCAAGCCGTAAGGGTTAGCCTGTATTTTAGCTTTTTTTGTTCCGGTATTTGTATTAATACCGTTAGTTACGTTTTCCTTTAGTAACTCTACATCGGCAGGATCAACTACTACCGGGTTATTTAACTGTACTAACCCGGTACTAGCTAGCGTATGCGTAAGTAGTAGGTTATTACCTTTATCTATAGCGCTATAGGTACGACCCTCTATAGCTAGGGTGTCTTTAGTTATTACTTTTACTAATTTCAATTTACCTCCAAGTACTTAGTCAAGTATATAACATTATTTTTAATATAAAAGCTTATTCGTATGTTTTCGGGTAATTTTTTTATATATCGGCGCTTAGGCCTGTTACTGCTAGGCCTATTTTTTAAATGCGAGAGAACGTAAATTTGGCCTATGTTGAGAAAAGAAAAAGCCGGGTCAAAATGCAAATCCCGGCTTTTCTTAGGCTGCGATAGTACTTGGACGTATTACCACACTTTTTTTATTTATATTAGTACTAAGTAATTTTTAGTTATCCCAAGTTTGTTTTGGTTTATATTGTTCTAACGCGTGCTGTATTACGGTTATAAAACTGCTTAAAAATGCAACCCCTAATAATTCCAATAGGTCGGCGTCTATGATCCCCGTACTATTAGCTAGGTATAAAGATATAGCACTTTGTAAACCTGTTCTAAAAGCTTTAGATAACATAAAACCCCAATAGGCTTTCCAATTACTCGATTTTATATTTGCCATTATTACCTTTCTTTTTATCTAGCTTAGCATTCTTAAATTCCATTAATTTAGCGTAGGTATTAGAACCTACTATACCGTCCTCTATAAGCCCGGCTTTTTTTTGAAACATTAAAACTTCGGCCTGCGTTAAACTACCAAAGTCGCCGTCGGTTACTAATTTAGAATTATTAACTTCGTTTAAAAGTTCCTGTATAAACTTTACGCCTTTACCTTTATCGCCTTTACGTAAAGGTTTAGCTGCTAAACCTAACTTAATATATTCGCGTTGATCAAAATTTTCTCTTACTATCCCTTTATTAAGTTCTTCGGGTGTTACATAAACTTCAAAGTGCATAGGGTCTTTATAACTGTTATAGTTACCGCCCCACCTAAAAATAGGTAAACCCTCTTGCGTTTTAATATTAAGTATTTTATTAATAGTACTTTCATTAAAATTAGTTTTTATACTACCGTCGCGGGTTACCGGGTTAAGTTGCCAATTTATATCTACGGCTAAACCGTACGCGTGGCAGCTATACCTATCGGTATTAGCTATTTTTCTATAATTAAAACCGCCGGTAGTTTTACGCTGCGTTATGTAATCGTCCTCTACTAAACACATATTTAATAACGTAAAAGCCGGTAAAACGTCTTTATTAATTTGCGCCCTACCGGTACCGTTAAAGTTTATTATTACTAAATCTTCCGTGTTACCTAAAGCGTGTTTCCAATGCTCTAAGTACCACTTACTACTTCCTCGTCTACTCATAATATTTCTATATCACTCCATTTCCTTAAATCTTTAGTGCTATGTAAAACTAGCGTTGTTATTCCGGGTAAACTTTTATCCCCGCCCCCTTCTTCAAACCATTGGCTGCCGTCGTCTATGGTAGTGCAACCTAACATAAGTCTTTCGTTTTCTTTGCTCCAATGGTGGTGGTAATGTCCTACTAATAAAACGTTAGTAGCGTAAAAACCACCTTTACTTTGCTTACTAGCCATTTTATTAAACCAATTTTCAACTCTAGCGGCCGGTGTCGTTCCGCGTTTAGCTTGGTGGCCGTGCGCTAGGGTAAGTACGGTACCCGGTAATACTTCTATGCTATAAGCTAAACTATTATCCGGTATCGTAAATTTAACGTGCTTTTTACTAGGATCAGCTTTTAAAACTTGCGCTACTTCATCAAATAATTCGCCGTCTTTATTATCGCCGAAACTAGTTACGGCTTTAGTACCTATTCTTTTTTCACCGTGATTTCCTAAAGCGCATAACCCGAGTACCTCGTTAAAGTCTTTACTAAATCTATTAAAGGCGTCTAATAACATCTGCCTTGCTAGTGTTTTTTGCTGCCGTTCATCTAAAACGGTCGTAAAAGTTTGCATCGGGTAGTGGCCAAAACACGACTCGACTAAATCGCCTAACCCCGCAATAATTAATTTATCTAAGTCTTTATATTTACGTTTAAGGTATTTAATTTGCTCGGCTATATTATCTAGGCCTTTATAATATCTATCTAACATATTTTCGGTACCCTCTTTACCTACCTGCCAATCGGACATACATATTACAAAAGCTTTTTTATTTTTACTTTTAGCAGGATCAACGGCTTTTTTACGTTTAGCGTTACTAATTAGTTTTTTTAATTCTTTATCTTGATACTTATTATTTTTACGCGCGTATATATTAGCTTTAAAATAATAAAAATTTTGAATACCGTTTTCGCCCCAACCCTGCCACGTACGAAAGTTAACCGGCTCGTCTTCTCTTACGTAAAAGTCTTTACTAGCGCCGTCGCCTAACCAATAGTCTATCCATTCGTTCCAATTAGGGTTACCTTTAGGTATAGCTTTAGTAGTAATACTACCTTTAGCGCCGTTCATCTCTACTCCCGGCGTCCAATCCGGACTAGCTTTAGGCATTTTACCCTTGCTAGTAGGTACATCTTTACGGCTAGCTACGAATTCGTCTAAGTTCATAATTCGCAACCGTTTTCTTGCGCTATACGACTTATTATTTTACGTAAGCCCTCTTTACTTACCATAGTAAAACCTAAAACCTCCCGGCAGTAATCTCTAATAGTTACGTAGTTATATACGTTTAATTGAGTTTCCGCTCTTTTTGCTATTGCTTGCTTTAGTAAATTTATAATGATTTCGGTTTCTTTTGGATATCTATATTCGAATTTATTTTTATTTCTAACGTTAATTTTACCTAACGCAAATTCGTCAAAGCTTAGTTCTGTCATACGCAGCCCCCTTTAATATAACTTACGCTAATTATATCGGGGTTTTAAATGTTTAAAAGCTTATAAAAATATTTTTAAGGTAGGTCGTCTTCGTCTATATCTAGCCATTTATAAGCCCTATCATAATAATTACGGTTAGACCAATCTTGATCGCTTATTCTTTTAATAACTGAAACAATATCTTTTAAAAAAAACCCTAATAAAAAACCTACTATATAGTCCATAATTATATTTTATCCTTTTTTATTAACCACCACGCTAGGTAGTTAATACCTATTATTGCAGCAAAAACTATAAAAGCGTCCATAAAGTTATTTTATCCGCTTATTTTAAATAATAGTTCGCTAAATAAACTTTCTTGCATATCTAAGTCTTTTTCTAATATGCGCAATTGTTCCATCATTGAACTATGAGCTATTTGTAATTCTTCAATAGTATTAAATAGCCAACCTATAACGCCTAATAATGCGGTTATTAAAATAGGGGTAAGTTGCTTAAAATCTATTTTCATTACATTAAAACATTAACTAAAGTAGCTATTGATATACCGGCGATTATCCACCCGTATATTTCCGCTCTAGTAGGTCTAGTATTTATATCTTTTTGGAGTTCATCTAACTTATTAAAAATTTTTTCTATATCTAGCATTATTTTGGCCGTCATTTCTTTTTGGGTATAATTATTGTCGCTCATAATCTAAATATGATTTTAACAGTACGCGGTACTCCTTTTTTGCTAGTGATATACTACGGCCGTCGTAAATATCGTGGTGTAATTTACATAACATAGCTACGTTATTTATATCGTATTTACGTTTAGGGTTACCGCCCATACCTATACCGTGTATATGCGCCATTTCTAATTTTTGATCAAAATTATTGCACATAGGCCACTCGCATTTATTACCGGCTCGCTCTAAAGCTATAGCCCGCATTTTTTGAAGTTCGGTCAATTATGCAGGTTTAGGATTATTAGCTTTTACTTCGGCTATATGATCGCTCCAATTAGTAGTACCATTAACGCCGTCCCAATAAAGTAAATCTAATTGTTCCGGGATAGGTAAATATTGTTCTTGTCTAGCTCTTTTATAACCGTTATTATATTCATCTAAAATAATATTTTGACGGTCTATAATAGCTTGGTCATAATCGGCATCGTCAAACTCTAAACGTTCATTATTAACTTGCTTAAATAATGGTTTAGCGTCTTCTATTTCTTGAGTAGCTTGCGCTAAAGCTTGTTCTTCTGTCATAATTTAAAGTATAAGTAAGTTGATCAAAACTAAATGTAATATGACATATATTTTTAAAATGGTTTAACTTTTACGTAGTCCGTATAAATTTATTTGTCCGCTATCAAAATTTCCAGTACTTAAATAAAGATATACGCCGTCGTCAATACTATTACCTTTATATTGACCGCCACCTATCCAAGACCTATTCCTACCGTCGCTATCAACGGACGTGGAAAACTGCGTAATTAAACTATATTCGCTATCGGTTGGAAAATTAAATAAATATAAACTTGAATTAAACGGGTGTGTACTATCTGTTGTCAATTTATGACCAATAATAAATACTGTATTATTTTGGTAACCCGTATCGATTATAGTTGCTGAATTATCAAAAGCCTCATTAAAGGCGTAATCATAAATAGCGGTGCTATCGGCAGTACCACTTTGAGTAACACGCATATATAAATTAGCTGCGTCAGTTAAAGGTTTAATATTATTTAACTGCATAAAATACACTTCAAATTCGTTATCTAACCCGGTAATAGTAATTGAACTATCGCCTGAAACTATATTAGTTTGCGAAACTTTTACTAACGACGCACTCATAATTTAACTTTTGATCCCATATATTTTAACCTTACTTCTAAAAGCATTAGCGGATAAACTTTCTTGTAAATAAAAACCCGTATAGCTTTGACTAGAATAACTACCACCAAAACCTGCCGTAACTAAACTCGTTCCATTACTACCGGCACTTTGCATTTCTATTGTTGTTTCCCTACTAGCTAAAGGGTTATAAATAGTAAATCTAAACGCACCGCCTTGATTTCTTTCAATAGTGTTTTGAGTTACATAGGCTATACCATTCGTATAGTTGCTACTATTTGATACGCTTTCGGCAGCACCACTTGAAAGAAAATGCGTATTCCACCTATTGTTTGGAACAAAAGCGTTACCGTCCCTATTATATAAACGTATTCTTGCACCGGTATAATTAGTATCGCTATCAAATTCACCAATTATCAAAAAATTTTCGTAAAGAGGATTATCTTTAAATATTGTTGGAAAAGCAACCGCAGATACCGAAGTGGTATCGGTATAGTTTAATAAATGTAAAGCACCTGCCATTATGTATTCCTTATTCCGTAAATTGCTGCATAACCTGTCGTAGTAGCGTTAAAATTTAATTTTATACCGTCTATAAATCCGTCAGTAGAAGAATGTCCACCGCCATAATTAGCAGTTAATCTAGTGTATCTATTAACCGCGTGATGATTATATTGTCTATAACCGGAACTATAATAACCCTGATAAATATAACCATAACCACTCGTAATACCTTGACCCGTAGCCATTATAGAGGTACTACCGTTATTTTGTACTTGTGCAGATGATCCGTTGCTATCAATATTTTCGTGAACTGCTCTATATGCGCCGGTAGTAGTATCTAAGGTGTCGGATATATAAAATTGCATAGTCATTCTTGCTGAACTAGGAGTAGATAATTGCGACCATACTAAAAAATAAGTTTGGTAAAAATCTAAGTTTCTAAATTCTATTGATGAAGTTGACGCGGTAATTTCCTCACTAGCTAAAAATACTAAAGCGTCTTCTATGCTAGACCAATTATCATCAGCAACTAAATCATTTATTTCATTAACACTAAAAATACCCGCGTTAGCAAGTTTATTTTGATCCGGTATATTTACCCCTACGTAACCGTATTTATTAGTTTTATCACTCATCTATAACACCTTAAAAAGAGTAAACGTTCCGCCGTCTATAGTTGCACTAGCATAACTAAATTCTATACCGTCACAACTTTGTGCAACGGTATGTACCGCCCCACCGGTTGGAGCTAAAAGACCGCCAATACTCCAAGTAGTAACACTTTCATTAGTTATAAAAGAATATTCACTAGAATTATTAAAATTATATAAATATACGATTGCATTACCGACCGTATCTGTTGACCAATTTGCAACGTAATTCCAATAAGTAAGATTTGTAGTTGATAAATTACTAAATGTCGTATCGGCTCGTAATCCTTTATAAGCATAATCATAATTTGCCGTAGTATCAGCAGTACCACTTACAGTTACTCTTAAATAGCCGTCCGTTGACCCGCTAGGATCAACACCGTTCATAGCTAACATATAAACGTTATCACTATCTATTCCTGTTAAAGTAACAGACGAAACCGAACTAGTTACGGTTTCCGTTGCTACCTGTAATAATTTACCCGCCACTAGCTATCAACTCGCAATCCATAAGTTCTAATAATACCACTATCTAAAGTTCCACTTGCAGGTGTAAATCTTATACCACCTATTGAAGTAGTTTGTTTATATACGCCGGCTTGTTTTTGTGCGTAAGTACCTATACCAGCTGCGTTATAATATGTAACTCCTTGAGTTATAACGAAAGTATAGTTAGCCGTATAGGGATTAAAAATCCAAGTGGTTGCGTTTTGACCATAAGGCGAGTGTATTGAAATTCTTTCCCAACGAGTATCGCCTTGATTTCTACTTTCTGTAAATGCGCCACTATCAATTTGATTAATCATAGCGTTATCATAATCACTACCATTTAATAAAACACCTGAAGTATTAAGTAAATTACCTCTTAACGCATTACCTGCACTACCTACGGTCGAATATTCTATACAGTAAGTATCAAAATCTGCTGAAAATATATTATTAACATCTATATAGGAAACACTAGAAGTTATTTCAGTTTCATTTATTAATCGTAAATTACTCATACTAAATTTGTTTTATCCCGTAAAGTTTTAAAGTTGCTGAATAAGTACCACTAGTTACAAAACATTTTATTTGATCCACTAAACTCGCTTGCGGTAATGTCGCACCACCAAAAGCAAAAATATAATTACCTGCAGGTCTTACAGTAGTTGATTGATTAGTGAAATAACTATACATAGAACTATTACCGAGATTATAAAAATAATTATATGAATTACTTACTTCATTAGTTCCGTTACCTGCTGACGCAGTCAAAAAAAATTGTGCAATACCTGTTGATTTTTCCTCTGCAAAACCAACAGTAACATTAGGACTACCATAATTAAGTGCATATCTATAAACTGCCCCACTTTCCTCAACACCACTTTCAAAAAACCTGCAAGCCAAAGCAGTTCCGTCAACTGAAGGTGCATAATTTTCAATAGTTAAATAATGAACATCATATTTTGTTTCTTTTATATCTGTAAAGATTGCAGATGAACTTGCAGTAATAGTTTTTTCCTCAATAAATTCTAAACTGCCGCCAAATTTACCTTGCTTATCTAAATCAGCTACGTCGGTAATAGAAAAAACACCGCTATTAGATACGGTTTGGTTTGGCGTATTTTGTCCTAAATAACCATACGGCATAATTACCCCTTTAGGTTATTTCTAAAATACTTGCAAAAGCCTCAAGATCGCCGGACGCATTACCGCCTTGTAATTGAATATAGTCGCCATTTTCTAAAAATATTTTAGAAGTACCTGCTAACTCTATTGTAGTATCGGCCGGTACGCTTAAAGTATAAGCAATTCTTGCATTACCGCTCGTTCCGTCAATAACGTCTGCAGTTATAGTGTCGTCCGTAGCGCCGTCAACATTAGTAACGCGTAAGGTAACGATAATCCCTGATCCACCGCTTGAATTAGTGTAAAGTGTTTGCGCGCTAGAAGTAATATCTAAATACGCATTTTTATAACTTTCCGCCAATGTATATCCTTTCTATCCTAACGCTAAAATTAAACCTACCGTAGCGCCTGCGGGTGCTAGGTTTGCAATATCTTGCGCTGTTGTCTTTTTTATATTATTACTATCATCTACGTCGCCAATTAATACTTCATCAGTACCCGCAACGGTTGCCGTACTTTGTCCGTTTATATCTACGTTAAGTGTTACAGCACCGCTAGTACCACCACCGGAAAGACCCGACCCGGCAGTAACGCCGGTAATATCGCCCTCGCCTATAAAGTTATTCCACGTACTTGATCCGTAAAATTGTAAAGTACTAGTCCCGGTTAAAAATACGAATTGACCGTCTTCTGGACTAGTAATAGCTGCATCGCGTGCCGTAGCGTCCGCAAATACGCATATACTTTGTTCCATTAAATAATTATTTACATCGCTAGCCGTTAATACTTCACCGGTAACGAACGTTTTAAATCCACTAGGCATAGTTTTATAATATCCTTAATAAATCTTGATCAACGCAATATGACATTAATAACCCAACTTATCTTCGTCTAAATGCCCGAATATTGAATTATCTAAACGCATAAAGGCCTGTTGTTCTGCTTTACTTAATTTATAAGTTACTTTAAAAGTATCAGGCGTAACGCTATAAGTAATACTATCTAATATTTCAAAACTAGTTAATTGACTAGGCGAACCACTACCGGGTGGCGTAAGTTCTATTAAAACTATATCCCCTACTTCGCTAGCTAAAATACTATTTTGGCTACTAGTACTAATATCTTTTAAATTAACTTCTAAATTATCAAACCGTAATAAAGCGTCTTTATATTTACCTAATAGGTATAAAGCAGCGTCATTAACTTCGGTATCGTTATCATTTAATAAACCGGTACGCGTTAAAGTACGTATTAAATATTTAAGTTGGCTCCCGGTATCTTCTTGGCTTTGCGTAGTACCGCCCGTACGGGTTAAGTTAATAACGTTATAAATTTCGTTATCATCGTTTATATAATCTACGCTTGAATATGGTATGTCGCTACCGTCATCGCTAAAAGTCATAGACGCGCTAGACGGAAAAGTAGTATGTCTATTTTTAAAAGTTAACTTACCGCTTTTAGACATAAATAAAAGTCCATTTTCGCTGCGCTCTATAGTTTGTAAAACGTTTAACGTATTATCGGTTACCCCGCTTAAAGCTTGCATAGTACTAATACCGGTTTCTATATCACGGTTAGCAGCGCTAAATTTAACCGTACTACTACTTAAAATATTATTTATTAAGCTACCGCTATCGGTACTAGAAAAACTAGCATTAACTAATTCGGTATTATTAATTTTCATAAAAGCGTCAAACCCGGTAAACGTAGCAAAAGAGTTATTACTATCCGGGTAAGTTAAGTTAATGTCGGCTACAAAACCTACGAATAAGTCCTCGTATGTACTACCGCCGTCGGTAGTAGCGTCGACGTGCATAATTATAAATGGCTCTATACCGGGATAGTAAGGACTAGAAGTATTAGTATTTTCGTATTTACGTTCGTTATTTATTAATTTAATAGCGCAACTACCGGTATAAAAGCTATCTAAATCTTTAGATCGCCCGCGACTTATAGCTACGTTTTGGACGTCGCTAGTAACGTCGGTTAATGTAACGGCGCCACCGAGTTGCCCGGTATCTAAAACACCCCTTACTAAGTCGTCTAGGGTAAATGTATTAGGGGTAAAGCCTAAGCGTACTCGTACTTCCGGCGTAGCCATTATACGAACCTTAAATTACGTCTATTATATTTTTCGATTTGCTCGACTATTATACGGCCTACTTCCGCACCGTCGGTACCTAAGCCCGCGTTAACGGTTAAATTAATAGTAGGTGTTTGGCCAAAACCCCCGCCAACTCTCGAGGGTAACGGTACTACCGCTTCGGCACCTTGCTCGCCAATCATAGCGATAGTAGGTTTAGTTACGATACCACCTTTGGCCAATTTTGGTATGTTAGGTATATCGGGTGGATCAATATCTATTCCAAAAAAGCTAAAAGCAAGCCCGCTATTTAAACCATTAATAAAGCCGTTAATTTTATCTATAACTTTATTAAATACAAACTTAACGCCCTCTAGTACGACGCCGGCACTAGTTTTTAATACGGTAGTAATAGTTTCAATAAAGCCTTTACCAAATTCTTTTAATCTAGGCCAAATAAAATCTTTAGCTTTAGTTAGCGCATTTAAAAAGACGTCTTTTAACGTACCTAATAAATC